GTCGGCAAGCTTGGAATCAGGGTCGTTTTACCCGCGCCAGCTTGGCCGTATACAAGTAGCTTGACGCCGGATGATGCTAGGGATTTAGTTGTCTTTAGATTGATAGCCATTGTTTTATTTCCTTAAAAAGGCGCCGGTGGCGCAGGTGGTAGGGGTTCCTGGCGGAACGGTGAGGGAGGTGGTTTGGGGAGAACCACACCCTTGTAAGTTGGGAATGGCCAGTCCTTCATTTTGATGTCGTCTTGACCGAGTAAACAGCCGTCACCGATGTGTAAGCTGCAATGACATCTGCACCGATGCCTTGAGCCTTGCACAAAGCTTTCCAGTCAGTAGTTGTCCGATTCGACTCCACAACCGTGGAACGGAACAACACGCCATCATGCACTCCGCCAGCTTCACGCATCAAAGCTTTGATATCGTCGGCTTGCTTGGTAAGCACATCAATCTCAGCCAACAGTTGGCCCAGTTGATCGGCTTGGGTCAGCATCAGATCATTGTTTTTCATCTCGTTCTCTTTGTTCGTCGAACCGTCGGCCTATTCCGTTCGTTCGATGTGTTCAATTTAACAGGGCACTGTTGCCCCGTCAATAGTCAAAACTCAATCTCGTTGTTTTTACAGTGGATATAGAGCTTAGCCATTTCCACGGCTTCGTCCATGTCGTCGCACGTACAAATGAAATTTGCTTTTGTTGGATAGTCTGACGACCACAGAACAATGTAATCATTCACGTTAGAAGCCCAAACTTCGTAATAGTTGTCTTCTGTCAGGAGTTGCATGGTTTCCCTTTCGTTGTCTGCACTTTTGGCCAGTCCGTTCGTGCAGTGTTGACAATGTAGCCCGACTCACTACACAATGTCAATACCACAACAACGAAAGGGGAAAAAGATGTTGAATCTTGATCAGGTCCGGGCTGCCTTGGCAGACCGGCGCATCTCAACGGTGGCCGCTGCCACTGGTCTGCATGCAAATACGCTGCACAGGATCAAAAAAGGTGAGATCCTTAATCCGTCGTCACGCACTCTGACGATTTTGTCCGACTACATCACAAAACAGACAATGATCAATCCAATATAAATGGCCGACCTCACTCACGTGCTGGGTGGGCCTTGGAGCCCCCCGGTAGATGTGGGTCCTGCACCGTTGCCAATCGAGGTGCAGTTCAAAAATGCAGTCCTGGAGTCAGGCCTCGACGCGCCTGACCAAATCATCATAGACGGGAGGATTCATCGATTTCGTTCGGGCAGCAGCCGCAAGACACTTGATAGATCTGGCTGGTACGTAGCTTACGGAGAAGGCATTCCGAGCATCACGTTCGGCTGCTGGCGAGCTAACTTCACCCAGACAGTCAAAGCCGACATCGGGAAGAAAAGGTGGACACCGGCCCAAGAAATGGCCCATGTGGCCCGGGTGAATGCTGCTAAGAAGCTTCGGGACGCCGAGATAGAGCGCGATCGTTCTGTGGCCGCTAGCACAGTCGAGACCATCTGGAGCGAAGGCGTCCAGGCCAGCCCCGATCATCCGTATCTCAAGAGAAAAGGGGTCCAGCCTCACGGCGCCAAAATCACCGGCGACGGTCGTTTGATGGTGCCTCTTTTCAGCGAGGACGGGGAGCTATCCAGCCTTCAGTACATTGACAGCGACGGCGGGAAACTCTATCACTCCGGCGGTCAGACTGGCGGGCAGTTCTGGCTCATCGGTCTAGTCGATAGCCCCGGAACGCTTTACTTGGCCGAGGGTTTTGCCACAGCCGCCACGATCCATGAGGTAAGCGGTCGCCCTTGCGTAGTCGCTTACAGTGCCTCGAATCTGATCCCCGTCACCGGCTCACTTCTGGAACTTTACCCAGACCAGAAGATTGTGATTGTGGCCGACCACGATAAAAGTGGAGTCGGTCAGCGCCATGCTGAACAAGCCTGCGCTAAGTATGGTGTGTCGTATGTCATGCCCCCGGTCGAGGGGGATGCCAACGATTACGCCCAAGCGGGTCATAACCTGGCGTTGCTTTTGAATCCAGCCCAGGCCGATGTCCTGACGAGGCTGAAGGTCGTATGGGGCGACCAGCTCGGCACAGAGTACGAAGCACCCGACGAGTTGATTGAAGGGCTGATTGTCCAGGGTTCCCTCACCGTCACCTACGGCGACAGTAACTCAGGAAAGACTTTTTTCGCTCTAGCAATGGCTGCCCACATCGCCATGGGCCGTGACTTTTGGGGTCGTCAAGTCGATCCGGGTTTGGTGATCTATCTAGCCAGCGAAGCGCCCGGCTCAATCCGCTCCCGAATGCAGGCCCTCAAAAAGCATTACGAGCACGACCTGGCCGACATGGTCATGGTGCCCGTCCCGATGAACTTTTACGAGTCTGACAAAGACTCAGAAGAAGTCGCAGAGCTTGTGCAAGAGATCACAAAGATCAAATCCAAGCCAGTCCGACTCATCATCGGCGACACCCTTGCCCGGATGTCAGCCGGAGCCAACGAAAACAGCGGCGAAGACATGGGCCCAGTCATGGCCCGTTTCGACCGACTAGCCCAAAGCACCAAAGCAGCTATCCACATCATTCACCACAATGGAAAAGACCAAGCCAAAGGCGCTCGAGGCTGGTCCGGCATCCGCGCCCACATCGACACAGAAATAGAAGTGACCGAGAAGGACGGCATCCGATCCGCCAGCATCACCAAACAACGAGAACTCTCCACCAAAGGCGAATCTATCTATTTCAAATTGGAAGTTATTGAGATGGGTATTACTAAGTTTGGTAAATCAGCAACTACTTGCGTGGCTGTATTTGATCCAGATTCAGCCGAGGCAAAACCCCACAAGAAACCATCCAGACACGATGAAAACGTACGCACCTTCCAACGCGCCTGGAAAGAATCCGGCAAAGAAACCAGAGATGGAAACCCATATTTATCCAGAGCAGCACTCAGAGAAATACTCATCAAGGACGGCGCATCAGAACGAACAGCCAAGAACAAAACCGAGTCCAGTCGCAATGATGGACTCATCGCACCCCTGCTCAATGCAGGACTAATAGAGCCATATGAGCATGGGTGGGTGGTGGTTGATGGACCCCAAGCCAGTGCTATGATGCTCCCCATAAGCGCCCCTAAACGCCCCTAGGGGCAATTTGGGGCAAATTGGGGAAGTGTGAGAAGATTCACAAAAAACGCCCCGCCCCGCCCCTAAAACCTATAGGTTAGGGGCAGGTAGGGGCAGTGAATCTCGCCAGGGGCAGGGGTAGGGGTAGACTAAGATTGTTTGCTAAGTTAGGAGGCACTAACATGGGATCTGAAACTTCAGGACAAAAAAGTTCAAGACGAGGCGGAGCTCGGCCTGGAGCCGGTCAGCCACCGCTCGCACCAACCGACGAAGAGCGGGTAATGGTGGAGAAACTATCTGGCCTTGGCTTGCAGCAAGAAAGCATTGCTGCAATGATCCGCGACGGGATCGATACTAATACTTTGCGATTGCACTTTAAAAGGGAATTGGAATTAGGTAAGGCAAAGGCCAACGGGAAAATTGCCAAGACCTTGTTCGACAAAGCAATAGCTGGCGATACCGGCTCCCTCATCTGGTGGACCAAGACCCAAATGCGTTGGGCAGAAACCCAAAAGCACGAGATAGTACATACTGGGATTAGTATTACTGGCGCATTAGAATCTGCTAAAAATAGATTATTATCGGCAGATATTATTGATGTGGAGGGTCGTCGGGTGGAAGAGGACGCGCTGCGGCTGGAAAGCGAAAAGCCCGCACAAGGCGGGCAAGAGTCGGGTGGGGGTGAGAGTAGGGGTGAAGCGGTTTAAGGGCTCTGGCGGGCTCTAAAGCGATCTATAAGCCTCCACGCTTTGACTACGGCAACCTGGTCAATCGTGGGGCAATTCCCGGCGGTCTGAGCCAGGGCCTCGAGGGCCTGTAGTGCCTCGGTGTATGTCGGCAGGCCGTCGGAGTCCAGCTTGATGTCGATCTCTTTAATCATCACTCCCCCCAGGGTGGTGAATCTGAAGCCGCAGGACGGACAGCCTAGGCGTCTGCGGGTGCACTGCTCACGATGGCTCCAGCGGGTCTCTAGGACACGCGCTGGGGCCTCGCATCGAGTGCATGGGATCATCGATAGAACTCCCGTTCTATTTGATGCTGTGGAACTTTGAAATAAAGTGCGGTCAAGAGTACAGCAGCTTTGAAACCACAGCCATCATTCAAGAGGGACAACAGGTGGGCAACTCGAGTCTGTTTCATAGGTAGGTCAGAAGAAGGTAAGCGCCTGCTAGGCCTAGGGCTGCTGCGAAAAGGGCATCGATGATGGTGCGTTTCATGCTTGTTCCTTTGATGGGGCCGAAGCCCCTGGGTGTTAGGTGCCGATTGTCTCAATAAGCTCGCGCTCGATTCCAAAGTACCCGGCTTTCTTTGGTGCGTCCCTGAACACTTCTGCCATACGCCAGCCTTCGGCGATTGCCAGAGCTGCGGCTTTCTTTGCCGCTCCTAGCGTCAAATAGGAGTCATAGAACTTTGGAAAAGGGTGGCCTGGAAATCCGTAGACTTGGATGGCGTAATAGCGGCGAGTTGCTTGCATGGTCATTTCCTTTAAGTTGCTGCGCCGTCTGTCAGTCATGTCGCGCAGTGATGTAAATATAGCTCATGCATGGTGAGCCTGTAAACACCTTTTGTGTTAGGACAAACCCTAGGATGTAAAAGAATTGACATTCAGCCCCACTTGCCCCACAATTCATCAATCGCATCAAACAGCGCCCGCTGACCGATGCAGCAACGAGGAGATAAAGGAATGGATCAAGCTTGGGACAACGCAGTGATCAACGGTTTCACAGGATCGTTCGACGAGTTCATGACCCATCAGTACGAATGCTATCTGCACGCTTGCAGATGCCAGGCCAAAGAGCCCATGTCTTTTGACGAATGGGTTGAACTAGGCGAGTGACCTTGAGGGGCTCAGCCCCCTCCCACCCACCCCCCCCTACTCCATGCTGAAGTGAGCGATCACTCCGGGCAGGACGGCGCGCGCTCGCGCGATCGAGGGGGGGGGTAGGGCCCTGCCGTCCGGTCCAGTTGGAGGCTACCCCCACGCAAATTTTTATTTTTAAATTTCAGTTAACATCACTTTTATAACACCCGAGAGTTAACTATGCAAACCCCCGTAATAATTGGAGATGCCACCCTCTACTTGGGTGATTGTATGGACATCTTGCCTACTTTGGGCATGGTGGATGCGGTGATTACGGATCCGCCATTTGGGGTGGGAAATTTTGTGCAGACATCTGGTAACAAGCGAGGGCGCGGAAAGTCGTTTTCCGTTGAGGTGGAGTGGAACGAGGCCCCGCCACCGCCTCGGTTCTTTGAGATGATTAAAGCCATGTCAAGGCATCGGATTATCTGGGGCGCAAATTTCTTCAACTGCTTTGAAGACAAGGGGGGCGCCATCGTGTGGGATAAGGCGCAGTTGATGCCAAATTTCAGCAAGGCAGACATTGCTAGTTGCACCCACTTTCAGAAAACCGAGATCGTTCGGATACCGTGGACAAACTTTACTGCGACACATCAGGCTGAGACTGACCATCCATGCGAGCGTCCTGTTTCGCTTTACGAGTGGTGCATCGGTTATCTTCCGGGAAAAATTGAGACTGTGCTTGATCCTTTCCTTGGCTCAGGTAGTTGTGGGGTCGCTGCTGTTCGCATGGGCCGCAAGTTTGTTGGTATTGAGCGTGAGCCGCGGTACTTTGAAATTGCTTGCAAACGTATTGAAGGGTCACAACAGCAAAGGCAATTGTTTGAGCCTAGTGTGAAGGTTGCGGAGCAGGTTTCTTTTTTTGAGGAAGAGTGATTTATGCAAACACCTATTTATAAACCGCAAGAGGAGCAGGAGTTGATGTCGTTGATCTGGAGTGACCGGATCAAGGGTAATCCGCTGGCGTTTGTGATGTATGTATTTCCGTGGGGTGAGGAGGGGACGCCATTGGAGAGGTTTAGTGGGCCTAGGAGGTGGCAGAAGGAGGTGTTGGGGGATATTGCGGAGCACATTAGGAGGAATGCTGAGTTGGGGGCTGCTGCGAGGCCTGGGGATGAGGTGGCGTATGGTGTGTTGAGGGAGGCGGTGAGTTCTGGTCGTGGGATTGGGAAGTCGGCGTTGGTATCGTGGGTGGTGTTGTGGATGTTGAGTACGAGGATTGGTTCGACGACGATTATTTCGGCGAATAGTGAGCCGCAGTTGAGGTCGGTGACGTGGGCGGAGATTACGAAGTGGTTGGCGATGGCGATCAACAGTCACTGGTTTGAGGTGAGTGCGACGAGGGTGATGCCTGCGAAGTGGTTAACGGAGTTGGTTGAGAAGGATTTGAGGAAGGGGACGAGGTATTGGGGGGTGGAGGGGAGGTTGTGGACGAAGGAGAACCCGGACGCGTATGCGGGGGTGCATAACTTTGATGGTGTGATGGTGATTTTTGATGAGGCGTCGGGGATTGATGATGCGATTTGGTCTGTGGCGACTGGTTTTTTTACGGAGAACACGCCGAATCGTTTTTGGTTGGCTTTTTCTAATCCGCGGCGCAATGCGGGGTATTTTTATGAGTGTTTTGGGGCGAAGAGGGATTTTTGGAAGACGAGGGTGATTGATGCGAGGACGGTAGAGGGGACGGACAAGTCGTTGTATGAGTCGATCATTAGGGAGTATGGTGAGGACTCGTTGGAGGCGAGGGTTGAGGTGTATGGGGAGTTTCCTGCTGCGGGTGAGGATCAGTTTATTTCGCCGGTGGTGGTGGATGAGGCGATGGGTCGGGTGCCGTACCGGGATCAGGATGCGGGGATAGTGGTGGGGGTGGATCCGGCGCGTGGGGGGATGGATTCGACGGTGATTGTGGTGCGTCAGGGGCGGGATGTTGTGGAGATTCGGAGGTATAAGGGGGATGACACGATGGTCACTGTGGGGCATGTGATTGATGTGATTGAGGAGTTTCGGCCTACGTTGACGGTTATTGACGAGGGTGGGTTGGGGTATGGAATTCTTGACAGGTTGACGGAGCAGAGGTACAAGGTTCGTGGGGTGAATTTTGGTTGGAAGGCCAAGAATCCGATCATGTGGGGTAATAAGCGTGCGGAGATGTGGGGATTGATGCGGGAGTGGTTGAAGAGTGCATCGATACCGAGGGATCGTGCGTTGAGGGCGGATTTAATTGGGCCGATGAAGAAGCCGGATTCGTCTGGGACGATCTTCTTGGAGGGTAAGAAGGAGATGAGGGCTCGGGGGTTGGCTTCGCCGGATGCGGCGGATGCGTTGGCGGTGACGTTTGCTTATCCGGTGGCGAGTCGGGAATACAATGGTAGGGGTGGTAAAAAATCCTCGTATGGGGCGGTGAATACGATTAATTCCTGGATGGGGGCGTGATGGCTACTAAGAAATCCGTATCCTTGAGTGTTGGTCGTGGTGAGAAGTTATCGACGGCCAAGGGGGCGGGTCTGACGGCCAAGGGGCGGGAGAAGTACAACCGGGAGACGGGATCTAATTTGAAGGCACCTGCTCCTAATCCTAAGACTGAGGCTGACAAGGGTAGGAAGGCGAGTTTTTGTGCTCGTATGGGTGGGGTAGCAGCGAAGGCCAAGGATGGTGAGCGGGCGAAGGCTGCTTTGAAAAGGTGGAAATGCTGATGGCTACCAAACCGGGCCTTTATTCTGCAATTCATGCCAAGCGTGAGCGTATCAAGGCTGGCAGTGGTGAGAAGATGAGGAAGATTGGTTCACCTGGAGCGCCGACGGCCAAGGCGTTCAAAGAGTCGGCTAAAACAGCCAAAAAGGGGAAATAATGCCGCTAGTGAAATCGAAATCATCTGAGGCTTTCCGCAAGAATGTGAAGGCTGAGGTGGCTGCGGGCAAGCCTGTGAAGCAGGCTGTGGCTATTGCGTACTCGGTCAAGCGTGAGGCTGCGGCCAAGAAGGGCAAGAAATGAGTAAGACGGAGGAGAAGATCCTCGCCACGGCCCGTAAGCGGCTGAACATGGCTATTTCCTCGTATTCGGAGAGTCGTGAAGACGAGCTGGATGATTTGAAGTTCTTTGCTGGCTCGCCGGATAATCATTGGCAGTGGCCTGCGGATGTGTTGGCGACTCGTGGTGCGGTGCAGGGTCAGACGATCAATGCGCGGCCGTGTTTGACGATGAACAAGTTGCCGCAGCATGTGAGGCAGGTGACGAACGATCAGCGTCAGAACCGTCCGAGCATCAAGGTGATTCCGGTTGATGATCGGGCTGATGTTGAGGTGGCCGAGATTTTTGACGGGATGATGCGTCACATTGAGTACATCTCGGATGCGGATGTGGCGTATGACACGTCCTGCGAGAACCAGGTGACGTATGGTGAGGGTTATTTCCGGTTGTTGACGGAGTATTGTGACGACGCCAGCTTTGACCAGGACATCAAGATTGGTCGGGTTCGCAACTCGTTCTCTGTTTACATGGACCCCACCATTCAGGACCCGTGTGGGGCTGATGCGAAGTGGTGTTTTATCACTGAGGACATCTTGCGGGAGGATTACGAGCGGATGTTCCCGGATGCGGCGCCGGTTTCGACGTTGATGTCCTTGGGGGTGGGTGATCAGTCGTTGTCTCAGTGGATTAGCCAAGACACGGTGCGGATTGCTGAGTATTTCTACATTGATTATGAGCGTAAGACGCTGAATCTTTACCCTGGCAATGTGTCGGTGGTGGAGGGGGAGCCTGAGGATAAGCAGATGAAGGCAATGGGCATGAAGCCTGTTCGCACTCGTCAGGTGGATGTTCAAAAGGTCAAGTGGTGCAAGATCAATGGGTATGAGATCTTGGAGGAACGTGACTGGGCGGGGCGTTACATCCCTGTTATCCGTGTGGTGGGCAATGAGTTTGAGGTTGATGGTCGGTTGTATGTCTCGGGTTTGGTTCGAAATGCCAAAGATGCGCAGCGGATGTACAACTACTGGGTCAGCCAAGAGGCTGAGATGTTGGCCCTTGCGCCCAAGGCACCGTTCATTGGTTATGCGGGGCAGTTTGAGGGGTATGAGCAGCAGTGGAAGACGGCCAATACGCAAAACTGGCCGTATCTTGAGATCAACCCGGACGCAACAGACGGTCAAGGGTCTGTTTTGCCGCTACCGCAACGTGCCATGCCTCCAATGGCCCAGACAGGCCTTATTCAGGCCAAAATGGGGGCTTCGGAGGATATCAAGAGCACCACGGGCCAATATGACGCCAGTTTGGGAGCTACGAGCAATGAGCGATCAGGAAAAGCGATTCTGGCCCGGGAAAGACAAGGTGATACGGGTACTTATCACTTTGTGGACAATCTGGCTCGGGCGGTACGCCATGCTGGTCGCCAGCTTGTTGATCTTATTCCGAAGATTTACGACACCCAAAGAATTGCTCGGATCATTGGGCTTGATGGTCAAACAAAGATGGCAAAAGTTGATCCAACTCAGCCGGAGCCTGTTCGCAAGATTGTGGACCAAGCGGGAGTTGTGATTGACAAGATTTACAATCTTGGCATTGGCAAGTATGACGTGTGTGTCACGACGGGCCCGAGCTACATGACCAAGCGCCAAGAGGCTTTGGAGGCGATGAGTCAGTTGTTGCAGGCCAATCCTCAGTTGTGGGCTGTGGCGGGTGATTTGTTCGTGAAGAACATGGACTGGCCTGGTGCGCAGGAGATGGCGGCTCGGTTTGCCAAGACGATTGATCCGAAGCTTTTGTCTGATGATGATAAGTCGCCGGAGTTGCAAGCGGCTGAGCAGCAGATTCATGCGATGGGTCAGGAGATGGAGCAGATGCACCAGATGCTTCGTAACGTTCAGCAGTCGATGGAGTCTCGAGATATTGCGATCAAGGAGTTTGAGGCGCAGGTCAGGGCGTATGATGCTGAGACGAAGCGGATCAGTGCAGTGCAGGCGAGTATGAGTCCTGAGCAGATCCAGGATATTGTGATGGGTACGATTGCTGCGGCGGTGGATACTGGCGATTTGGTGGCTAGTGCGCCGGAGATGCGTCAATCAATGCCTGTCATGCCACAAGAACAGGGTGAGCCGAATGTCATGCAATGATTTTGTTGGAATGCTGTTCCTGGCGCGGGATGTGACGCATTCCGTTCACTTGAACACGCGCAGCTTTGCCAAGCACAGTGCGTTGGGTAGTTTTTACGATGAGATTGTGGACTTGGCTGACAAGTTTGCTGAAACGTATCAGGGCAAGTATGGTTTGATTGGCCCGATTTCGTTGATGTCGGCCAAGAAGACCAGTAATGTGGTTGAATTCCTCCAGGATCAGGTGGATGAGATTGAGGCCACTCGTTATAAGGTCGTAGACAAGGAATGCACCCCGCTGCAAAACATCATTGATGAGATTGTTGGGTTGTATCTTTCCACCCTTTATAAATTGAGGTTCTTGGCATGACCCCCGCGTTCTCTCAAACGTATTTTGGCAAGAGTGAGCCATTTGATTTGCAAGTGGCTAGGGGGCAAATTCCAAATCATAAGAGTCTGTTTAAGTTTGGAAACAATCCAGACATAAATGGGTCACTTGAGACTATTTGGTCTTATGGCGGGCTTTACGTGTACCCTACGTCTGCCATACAGATGAAGGTGTCAAGCACTAGCGCGAACGACACTAGCAATGGAACGGGAGCGCAAACAATTGTTGTGTCTGGTTTGAACCAGAATTACGATGAAGTATCTGAAACCGTAACGCTAAACGGTCAGAATGCTGTTTTGACCGTCAACACATTTATCCGTGTGTTTCGTTCTTATGTGGTTCTTGCTGGGTCCAGCAACACGGCTGAAGGAACCATCTACATTGGCACTGGAACGGTAACTGCTGGAGTCCCTGCGACTGTGTATGCAGAGATTGTCATCGGTGAAAATCAGACGTTAATGGCTATATGGACGGTCCCGGCTGGATATACTTTGTACATCAATCATGGCGTTTTCAGCGCAGCCTCTAACAACTCTGCCCAGTACATTTTGGGCAAGATGATGATCCGCCCGTTTGGTAGTGTGTTCCGCAATGCTGCTGATTTGACTGCTAACAGCAATGTCATTCCTTACAATTTTGAAGTACCTTTGGCAGTGCAAGAGAAGTCGGACATTGAAGCGAGAGGTATTGCTTTGTCCGGCAGCAACTTCTACACAACTGCGTCGTTTGAAGGCATCTACATAAAGAACAACGCCGGATACTGATCCAATAGTGACAATATACAAAAGGATAACCGTGGAACTTTTGAACCCATTGTCCAAAACGGACTTTCCCGCCAAGTCGGTTGCTTACACTGGCACTGCTGGTAATACGGGAACTTGGAACGCTGGTCCTCAAGGCGTTGTTGTTTGGTCTGACCAATCTTGTTATGTTGAAGTTGGGGAGGGCGCTGTGGCAACGACGTCCAGCACTCCAGTGCCTCCTTTTACGCCGATTCCCTTCAAAGTGCCTCAAGGCACTGGCGGACTGTGGCGAGTGAGCGCAATTAAAGTGTCAAATGATGGCACGATCTATTGCAAGCCGATTAACTCGCAATGACGTACTTTGGCATCTCCATTCGTAATGGCATAGCCGTTGGATTGGGTGCGATTGTGTCGTTATTGTCGGGTTATGCTGCTGCCACTGTGCAAAGTAACCTTCTTACCGAAGTCGGCGACAACCTCGTGCAGGAGGACGGCGGCTTGATTCTTTTGGAGTGACCTAAATGGCCGTCAATCTTTCACCAGTGGGCGGCGTTGCGGCCCAGTTTTTTACTAACAGTGGTGTGCCGCTGACTGGCGGCAAGTTGTACACCTATTCGGCCGGTAGCACCACGCCTGCGGCCGCGTTTACCTCGTCCAACGGATCTACGGCTTGGACCAATCCAATTGTTTTGGATGCGGCCGGCCGAGTGCCCGGTAGCGGCGAGATTTGGCTGACCGATGGCGTCATCTACAAGTTTATTCTCAAAGACAGCAACGATGTCCTAATTGCCACCTACGACAACATTACTGGCATCAATAGCAATTCTGTTGCGTTTGTCAACAGCCAAGAGATTGTCACGGCCACTGCGGGCCAGACTGTGTTCAACCTTGGCATCAACTACCAACCGGCTACTAACAGCTTGTCGGTGTTTGTTGATGGCGTGAACCAGTACGGCCCTGGCGCTTTGTATTCTTACGTTGAGACTGACAGCAACACAGTCACGTTCAACAGTGGTCTGCATGTGGGTGCAGAGGTCAAGTTCACCACCACGCAACAGCAGAGCGCTGGTGCTGTGGATGCCTCTCAGGTGACTTACACGCCGCCGTTTACCGGGTTTGTCGCGACCAATGTTGAGGCCAAGTTGGCACAGACGGTCAGCGTGTTGGACTTTGGCGCAGTGGGTGACGGTGTGACCGATGATTACGCAGCGTTTCAAGCTGCAATCAATGCGTTGCCTGTAAGCGGTGGAACAATCACTATTCCTGCAACAACATCGAATTCTTGGATAATTTCCCAGACCCTGAATGTGCGTAAGAAAGCGCACATCATTGGTCAAGTAGCAAAAGGAACCGGGGAAAAAGGCACTACGTTGGTATTTCCTGCCAACACGTCAGGCATCGTATTTAACAGCTACAACACAAGCCTATATCAAACCGTTACACCGGACCCGCTTCTTCCCGGAGCATACGGATCGATCCTTGAGAATGTCGCGTTTTTTGGTGACAAGGCAGGAAGTAGCACGGCAGCCGATGGTGTTGTGGTTCGATGCACAATGGAATGTCGTGGTGTTGCTGTTCGCAATTTTTACCGTTACGGTTTCCGCATTTATGCCGATCTTGGCACTGGCGGGTCGATTGAGGGCGACGCAAACCAATGGATGTTAAACCGCTGTGATGCTGTTTTGAACGGCGACCACGGCGTTTATGTGAATGGTGATGATGCAAATACCGGCGTTGCGATCAAGGTGTTTTCGCAACTAAATGGCGGTTATGGAATTTACGACAATTCGCTGATCGGTAATACTTACATTGGTTGCGACACGGTTGGTAATACTCTTGGATCTATGTGGGCCGATAGGGCATCTGCATCCAATACAGTAATTGGTTTATGGGAGGATGACGTTTCGGCAACGTCACAATTCGGTGGCGTCACTACTGTAATTGGTGGCAACGGCGGCAACCCTTCATCAACCAGTAGCGCGTTTTCGATGTGGCAAGGAATCGCCAAGCAAGCCCCTTATCAGTACGTCAACGCTAGAGGTTCAGAGTCTGTTTCTGGCCAATTAGGTGCAAACTACAACGACACCACGATGACTGTGCAAGCGTTCGGTGCAACGTCTGAAGGCAGTGATACTGCATGGAAATTTCAATTTGACGCAACCGAAAAAGCGTGGTTTTTGCAGTACGCTGCAAGCGCAGCATTTACTCCAATTTCTTATCTGAACTCTGCGGCTTCGTTATACACACTCAAAGGGTTCACCGGTCCAGTATTTAGAAACGGGTATGCAGTTCGTAAATCAGGAAACATAAACACTTCCAAAGTTCGGATGCTTGACAGCGCAGCTCCGACAACGGGCACATGGGCTGTTGGTGACATTGTTTACAACGACACACCAACGGCAGGTGGAACAATTGGATGGGTTTGCGTAACAGCAGGAACACCGGGTACTTGGAAAACTTTTGGCGCTATTAGCGCATAAGGAAAATCATGGCATTATCAAAGACAATCGACACTGTTCACGGCTTTCAAGCGCTGGATGCTTATCACCGAGTTGTGGCTGTTTCTTTGGTTGGTAAAGACCAGATTAGTTTTCATGCCCGTAGCTACGCGGCTACAGATAAGCCATTTTTTGTTGAACAAGTTTTGACTGCTAATGGCTAATTCAAAGATCTCCGCACTAACTTCCGCAACGACACCGTTGGCGGGAACGGAAACATTGCCTGTTGTTCAAAGCAGCGCAACTAAAAAAGTAACTGTTGCCAATTTGACGGCTGGCCGCGATGTTGCAACTAACTCAGTTGCTGTTGCGGCTGGCGTGCCAGTTTATTTGAACGGAACCAGTGGCAATACGCAAATTTTGTATTACGCCAGCCTAGTAATTGACGCGCAAGTCAACGGCACAAAAGGATGGCGGTTATATGCTCCTGGTGCTGGCACTTCGGAAATGCGGGGTGATTGGGCAGTTAATAACACTGGTGGAGGTTCTGGTAACCTTACCATGTCTAACGGTAACGTAGTTCAAGGCACCGCCGCCAAAGGCATCAACTTCACCGCCAACACCCCCGCAGCGGGCATGACGAG